CAGAACCTGTTGTCAGTAATATAGATCCAGCTACAGGGGTAGCTACAGAATATACATTGAAGAGAAAAGTTAGAGCTATATCAGGTGAAACTAAAACAACAACATTTCAAATTGGAACACCTGAAAGATTTAAGAGAATTAAATTACCAGAAACTGATGTTATTGAAATATTAAAAGTAACTGATTCTAATAATAATATATGGTATGAAGTAGAAAGTTTAGCTCAAGATAAAGTTCCTTATGAAAAACATTATACTTCTGATTCTGAAAGATCAAGTGGGTACAATGTACCTGGTAGTGATACTATTATAAAAATGCCTGTACCTTATTCATTGGAGTATATAAAAACTTCAAAAAGATTTGTTACTGAAATTGATGAATTTAATCAAACTTCATTAATTTTTGGAAATGGTATATTAAAAAATGGAAATTCATTTAATTCTTCATTTTTAGCTGTTGAACAAGTTGGTATAAATTTACCAGGAGCTGAAGAAAATTTAGAAACAGATATAGATCCATTATTGGGAGATGCTTATGGAACATTGGGTGAATCACCCGCATCAACAACTTTAACTATTAAATATAGAATTGGTGGTGGGATTGCTGCTAATGTATCTTCTAATGTTTTAAATAAAATTGATTATATCCCAACGATAGGAACAATAACAGATACTTCATCTGTTGTTGTAACAAATGAAAATCCAGCTTCTGGTGGATCTTCTGGTGAATCAATTGAAGAAATAAGACATAGAACATTGGGTCATATTTCTTCACAAAATAGATGTGTTACAAAGGAAGATTATGAAGCTAGAGTTTTAAATATGCCTGCTAAATTTGGTAATATTGCAAAAGTATATTGTTCTAGAGCCGGTGCTATTAGAACTTCTCAAAGAAAAAAGATTTCTAACTTAGTTGACAGGATGAAACAGGTAATTGATAAAAATTATCAAATGTTTGACGCTTCATCTACTTCTGAACAGTATAAAGAATACACAGAAGATTTGAGAATGTTATTAGATGTAAATGAAGATGGTGGATTAAATCCACAAGATTTTCAAAAACTTTATGAAGTTTTGGAATTAACATTTAATAATATAACAGATGATGATAGATTGTATACAGTTGATTTATATTTATTATCTTATGATAAAGATAAAAATTTAGTAACCACTCCGAATATAATTAAACAGAATTTAAAAGAATATTTAAATCAATTTAGATTACTTACTGATCAAGTATCTTTTTATGATGGTTATGTTGTTAATTTTGGGGTAATATTTGATGTTGTTGGTATGCCAAATGAGAATAAAGATGAATTGAAAGTTAAATGTATACAAAAAATAAAAGATTATTTTTCAAAAGATAAAATGCAATTTAAACAAGTTTTATATTCAAATGATTTAGAAAATTTATTAATGGATGTAGAAGGATTACGAGCAGTTAATTATGTAACAGTAACTCAAGATATTGATTATAATGCTAGTAATGGTGGAACTGAATCAGCAGTATTTTCACCTGTATTATATGATACTGTTATTCAATCTGATGGTAGTACATCTTCAATGGGTAATAGTGGTTTTGGTTATTATTATGATTTTAGTAAATTTTATGGTAAAGAGGCTGTTGCTGGTAGAGGAGTAGTTTTACCAGCATATGAACCAGCAGTTTTTGAATTAAAGAATCCGAATGATAATATTAAAGGTATAATTAGGTAGGAGATTTAGATGTATCATTTTATATATCCAGATAAAGATTCATATCTTGATGGTAATCCACTAAATAGTGAAAATAACTATGGGGGTGATGATAAATTAATTCTAAAAAAAGAATTTGAAGGATCTTCACATTCAAGTGCTTCATTAAAAAGTGTTACACGTATTATATTAGGATTTAATACTGCAGATATTGAACCATTACTTGAAGGTAATGGTGGATCTATACCTAGTGTACCTTACAGTTCGTATCACTACATATGGCAACCAGGATTTTCTGAACAAACTTATAGAACAAAAGCTTATTTAAGATTATATTCAAGCAAAACATTTGATCTTAATCCAGAATATAAAATATTGTTTAGTCGACTTGATACAGTATCTAGTTCTTGGGCGGAAGGTACTGGTACATCCGAATCAGATCCAAATCCTCGAGATGGTGTAAGTTGGAAACATCCTGATCAACGTTTTGATGATGGTGATTTCAGTAACTGGAGAGGTTTTGAGGCAGGTTCACCAGGATCTGGAGTTTGGGATCTTACAACGACAACAAGTAGTTTTGCTTATAATGATTCCCGTAATGCTGATAGTTGGGAACAGGGTGGTGGTAGGAGAGACTTAAATCCATATTCAATAACTTCACAATCATTTTCATATGAATCACCGAATATAAATGTTGAATTTGGTCATGTTTTTAATAAATTGAATCTTGGACAAAGAACTGATCAAGGTGTTTTAATAATGTTTAGTGGTAGTTATGAAGTGGATAATACACCAGGTCATATAGAATTTCATTCTAGACATACAGATAATGTAATATATGCACCAAAGATTGAATTGAGATGGGATGATCATTTACCTGCTACTGGATCTAACACAGGTAGTTTAACAGAATTAAATGTTGATGGAACAGTAGATAATTATCTTTATATGTCTAATTTAAGAAATGTATATCGTGAAAATGAAACACCAAAATTTAGAGTTGGTGGTAGACAAAGATATAGGACAAAATCTGCGTCAACAATCAAATCACTATCATCAACAAAATATGTACCTGAAGGTAGTGGGAGTTATTCAATAATAGATGTAGAAACGGGAGAAACATTAATTCCATTTAGTGATTCATATACTTTATTAAGTTGTGATTCAAAATCTTCTTATTTCAAACAGAGATTAGATGGATTTATAAACAATAGAATGTATAGGATTAGATTAAAATTGAAAACAGATGACAATCAATCTTTAATTTTTGATGATGGTTGGGATTTTAAAGTGATAAAATAATGATAAATGTATATTTATATATGACAAAATGTATGCTGGAGAAAAATAAATGGCCGATTTAACAAATAAGGTAGTAGCAACAAATTTTCAAAAACTTTTAAATGTAGATAGTACAGGTGCTGTACTAACGGATGGTACAGGTTCAAACGTAAGTTTAAATATATCTGGAAACATAACTGCGAGCGGAAACATAAGTTCAAGTGGAACAATTTATGCAGATAATTTTCAATCTACAGGTGGTGATATAGATGGTATTTCATTTACTGATGATTTGAAAATAAGTGGAAACATAACTGCGAGTGGTGATATAAGTGCGAGTGGTTGGGGAAGATTTGATGAAGGAGTCTTCGTTAGTTCATTAACTTCTACTGGTCCGTTTTATGCATACGGAAGTATCGTTGGTGATAATGGAACAGATATTTCTATGATTAGACATATAGCTACAATTGGTTCTTCATCTTTTGGTGATACTTTAGCTGATACTCATAAATTTGTTGGACATATAACCCAAAGTGGAAACATAAGTTCAAGTGGAACTATAACAGCTGCTAACTTTACAACAGGTGATGGTTTAGATATAAGTGGAAACATAACCGCAAGTGGAAACATAAGTGCAAGTGGTAATTTAACAATTGGTCAATGGATTTATCATGGTGGTGAAACCCCCGGACAAACTGGTATTAATATGACAGATAAACGAATCCAGTTTAAAGCTGGTGGTATAAGTTACATTGATATAAACGATAATGAAGGTCCTCCACGAGATTTTACACTTAACGATGGTAGTAATAATGTAGATTTTAAAATAAAAGGTTCTTCTAATAATCCTTTATTTAAAACTGATGCTTCTGCAAATAGAATAGGAATGCATGGTGTTGGTACACCATCAGCTGGTTTACATATTGGTGATAACTTATTAGTAATTGATGAAATAACAACAAACTCACACATAACCGCAAGTGGAAACATAAGTGCAAGTGGAGAAGTTTATGGTAATATTCTAAATGCAAAAACAAGAGTTAAAGCCATAGGTTCGTCTTTAGAGTTTGCAGGTGATACATTAGATTTTGTAGATAGTAATTCTACGCGTTACCTTTTCAGAGGAATAGATGGTGGTGCTTTTGAAGCATATCACTCAGGTAATAAAAAATTAGAAACAACAGCAGGTGGTATTGATGTAACAGGTAACATAACCGCGAGTGGTGATATATGGGTAAGTGGGTCTGGTGATATTTTATTAGATGAAGACCAAAGAATATATTTTGAAGCAGACAAACAAACTTGGATGGAAGCCAATGGTGCAAATTTAGTTAGGATAGTTACCAATAATAATCAAATGTTATTATTAGACCACGAGACTGGTAATAGAGCAGTATTTGGTAATGGAACAAAAGTTTTTATAGGTGAAAATAATAATGCACTACCATCAGAAACATTACAAGTGGATGGTAACATAAGTTCAAGTGGTGCAATTCATACTTTATCACACATAACCGCAAGTGGAAACATAAGTTCAAGTGGTAATATAATGGTTGGTAAGAATAAAACATTTTATACTGATTCTGTAACAGCAATTCAAAGTACAATTCAATTTAACAATGATGTAAATGTTGTTGGAAACATAACCTCAAGTGGAGAAATAAGCGCGAGTGGAACTGGTAACCATTATTTTGGTGGACCCATAAGTGCAAGTGGAAATATTATAACGGAAGGAACGATCTTAGTAAAAGGAGATTATCTTGATTTAGATGAAGGTACGGCAATAAGATGGGCAGCTCATAATGATCCAACAGATACTACTTATTATAGATCTTTAAATGAAAAACATTTATGGGGAAGTGGTTCAAACATAACTAAAAACTATCAGATGAAATTAGAGATGAGTGGTGATTCCCCATTTCTACAACTTGGAGGTTCTACAAGTACTTTAACTGCAAATGCTAATTCAGGAAAAGCATTAACTGTATATGGTGATATAAGTGCTAGTGGTGATTTATATGTTGCTGGAAATCAAATATGGTTTAATGACAATTACGATGATGAAAAATGGATTTCTAATGTTGGAAGTGAATTAAGATTTGGTTCTGGTTCAAATTGGGGTGCTACAGTAGGATTATCTGTTGCCACATCCTCTTTAGGTGGTACTAGAGGTAATATGGCTGTTGGTGTAAATAAAAATGCTCCAACAAAAACATTAGAAGTAGCAGGTGAAATAAGTTCGAGTGGGGATGCTTATATTGGTAATAGTAGTTCACAAGGAGTTATATTAACATCCGATAACGGAACAAAATATAGATTAATTGTATCTGATGGTGGAACATTAACTACCGAATCAGTTTAATAAAAATTTAAGAGAAATGAATAATGCATTACTTTATATATCCAAATAAAGATACATACATAGTAGAAGATGAGTATAATCAAAATAAAACTCATCAAGATTCTAAAGATAGGAATTATGGGTATGATGAAATACTTGAATTAAGAAAAAAATTTTCAGACAAATATTCAACTACTTCATATGATGTTTCAAGAATATTAATACAATTTGATTATTCAAATATTGAAACGGAATTAAATAATGGAACTATAACTAATCCTAAATATTTTTTAAGATTATATGAAGTTAATGGACAAGAAAGATTGAATGAAACTTATGAATTAACTGGATATATGTTATCACAATCTTGGGATGAGGGTGTAGGAACTTTATTTGATAATCCTAAATCAATAACTGGTGCAACTTGGCAAAGTGCTTCATCAGCAAAAGGTTGGACTTTTAAAGTTTCGGATGTTACTTTTGGTAATTATTATTCACAATTTGATTCTATGGATGTGACTTTTAATGCTGCTAGTCAAAGTTCTGATTTTTTATCTACTGGTAGTAGATCATCTACAGGTGGGGTGTGGTTTGTAGATGAGGGTTTTGAAGCTTCACAATCATATAATTCTTCGGTACCTGATATTGAAATGGATATAACAGATATGGTAAATACTCATATTAATGAAGGTGTTCCAAATAATGGATTTTTATTAAAGTTTAGTGGTAGTTTTGAAGATGGTTATAAAGATAAAAATTCTACTAATACTCAAGATATGATGAATCAACCATTAAAGTTTTTTTCAAGACATACAAATACAATATATGCACCTAAACTTGAAGTTCGTTGGGATGATGTAATTCATTCTGTTGGAAATTTAAATCCTTTAACAATGAGTGGAGAAGTTGAAAATCATATATTTATTAAAGGTTTACAACCAAGTTATAGAGAATCGGAAAAAATTAAGTTTAGAATAGGTTGTAGAAAAAAATATACACAAAAAACATTTACTGAATCAATGTTAACATCTTCTTTTTATATACCAAGAGATAGTGGTTCATATTCAATTGTAGATGTTGGAACTAATACACCAATTGTTCCATTTAGTTCATATACATCTATGAGTTGTGATTCAGCTGGTAATTATTTTAATCAATGGTTTAATACATTTGAACCTGGTAGATATTATAAAATTTTATTTAAATTGAGATATGATGATGGTCAGGAAATTATATATGATAATAATGAGGAATTTAAAATAAATTAAAATGGCATACGATAAGTCAAATATTAATAAAAAAAATAAAGGAATTGTTTATCAAAATCCAAAACAAGATCCAAAATGGAAGGATAAATGGAATCCAAAAAATTTAAAAAAATATAAAAAAGATGTATATGCAAAAATATCTCAATTATTAATTAAAAATTTTACAAAAATAGAACCATATATAAAAAATGGTGATTTAAAAACTCTTCAAAAAACATTTAGAAAAGGAAAAATTAAAAAAGGTAGAATTGAAGGTAAGTTAGATAAACAAGATGAAATGATGGTTGTGTATCAAAGTGATTTTGATGCAGCTTCTAAAGATAAAAATAATAAAAAAATTGAAAGTTCCCTTTTAAATTGGTTAGAATTTACCGATTTAAGTCAAATAAATTTAAGAATTGTTGAGAATAGAGAACTTGATGATGATGACGAAATCAAATCCCCAAACTTTATTTTACAAGCACCTGATAAAAATGATTTTAATCTAAATGATGTTGTTGGTAATATGGATTTGAATACAGTAGGACTTGACAATATATCTCAATATTTAAAACTTGATAAAACTAAAACTAATATAAGTAGTAAAAAATTATCAGAAACTATTGACACAGAATTTTCAGAATTAACACCTCTTACATTTACACATTTACTTGAAAAATATCAAACTATTAAAAATAAAATTCCAATTTATAAATATAGATCAGAGGATTTTTGGGAAGAGTATGTAGAAGAAGATAATAATATTCCTGTTGAATATAGGATAGAGAAATTTTTTGAAGAATTTGAAAGATTAAAACCTAATATAAATAGGGGAGCATTAGCTTCTTATAATGATACATATTTAACTTTAAGTCAATTAACACCAGAACAATTATATGGTTTTGAAACATTAACATATTTAGTGGCTGAAAGTCAAAATATAATGGGTTCTCAAAATCCTGTTTTTTCACAAACTCAAGCTCAATCTTGGTTAACTAAAATTAATGGTTTAATAGTGGAGAGTGGTTCTTTATCTAATGAGAATCAAATGTTAAGAGAAGAAATTGAAAGACTTTTAGCATTACTAGCCCAAACAGGTTCAGTAGATGTTTCTGTATTCGGATGTACAGATCCAGATGCTGACAATTTCTATCCTGATGCAAATACAGATGATGGTAGTTGTGAATATATTGACGCTACTTCTATAAATATAGAAATAAAAGGAACTGGTGCTAACAATCCAGGTGATAGAGTATTAAAAGTTGATAATCAAACAATTTATGAAACAAGTACAGGACAAGGTTTAAGATTAGTAATATTTAGTCAAGATAATTTAGAAACATACTTGAAAACTAAACATCATGAAATGCCTACCAGTATTGCTCCGATACATGATGAAACATTTAATGTTTATAATAATGAAGAAGAAAGATTGAGAATGGCTGAATTTATTCTTCAAGATAATTGGGAGTTTAATGATATATTTACTGTTTCTTCATTTGAAAGAGTTGAATACGATGAATTATTAGTTTACGCTTTACAACAGGTTGGTGCTTGTATGCCATCTGTTAAACCTGGAATTGCTGATGGTGATAATACTGAAAATACAGCTACACCATATGTTCTTATAGGAAGTAAAGGTTTAGGTAATTGTGGTGGTTATGAAAAAACGGGAGATGATGGACCATATACTCCACCTGCTAAAATTAAAAAATTATTTGATTTTGATGAAAATAATGAGGGTGGTTGGGAAGAACCATCTGAAGTTTTAGGTTGTACCGATCCAAAAGCTAAAAATTATAATCCAGATGCAACTGCTGACGATGAGAGTTGTCTATTTCCACCACCACCAACTTTTGAAGAAGACTTTGAAAATTGGCAGGATGAATATTCACCAAATAATTATTGGTGGAGGATGGAGTTAATGAATGCTCTGAAAACTGATGGACCAAAAGGTGCTGGTGATACCGCTATAAGATTATATAGAATGACACCTAAAGGAGAATGGCAAGGAGCATTGTTTAGTAGAAATGATAAAACTCCAAGAGATGTACCTGAATATGATATTGAGGGAAGAGTACCTGATCAATTATGGTTACAGGAAGGAAGAACATATAAATTTACTGTATGGGGTAGATGTTCTACTGATGATGGTAAGGCTATGGTTAGTATCGGTGACACTCGTATAATGGGTGATGGAGAACCAACTTGGATGGAATATTCAACTTTCCAAACACATGGTAATTGGAGAAAAAATATATTTACATTTACACCTGTTAAAAATAAATATTATAATACTGATCCATCATTTTATGGTGAATATTTCCATTCACCTGGCGCTCCAAAGAAACCAGGTTATGATATTGCATTTCAAGAAGATAATAAAGTTATGACAAGACGAGATCCTGTAATTGACTTTGATTGGGGTACTGTTGGTGAAGGAATAGATCCATCTGGATATGAGGAACTATTTGTTTCTGAGGGTTATATGTATGGTTCTGATAATTCAGTTGATAATGATTTTCAAATAAGATGGACTGGTAAATATTACGCTCCTGTTTCTGGTGAATATGAATTTGAAACAACAACAAATGAAGGTGTTAGATTATGGGTTAATGGTTTACAAGTTATTGATAGGTGGGAAGAACAAAATGCTAAACGACAAGGATATATTAATCTTGATGTTGGTGTACATGATATTAAAATGGAATATTATGAAAATGAAGGAAATGCTAGAGCTAAACTTCAGGTAACACCTCCTGGAATGTCTCAGACATTTGTATCACCTGCAGGTTTTGCTAGTGGTGCTGGTGAGGCTATATTCCCAGGTGTTATGGGTAATATATATCTTTATGCTGGAACAGTAAATGGAGCTGATGCTGGACAATATTGTGATTATGCTAATATAGAAGTGATAGAGTTGGAAGAAGGTGAAACTTTATTACCTCCTGAAACACTTAATGAATGTAACAGTCATAATGAATGTCAA